GTGTCGGTGTGCTCTCAAAAAAACCACCCCCCTTACTTAAATTGCATCTCTTGCACAATGCTTGAAGGTTATCCATAGAGTCATCACCTCCTAAGCGTCTTGGTATTACATGATCTACATGGGTGGCTTCCATCCCACATCTCTGACAAGTATGTTGATCTCTGGTCAGTACTCTAGCGCGTATCTTGCGCCAAAGCGCAGTACTTCCATCATCTCTTAATGCTGATTGCTTAGCCATTAGTGATAGTTATTCTCACGAAAGAATCTTAGAGCTGCGCATGGTGTGCCATAACGAGCTTCGATATAAGCCAATCCCCAATCAACCTGCTCGTACTTGTTAGCAGTCTTGAGATATATAGATCGTCCTTGTGGTATTCCATAATGACTACCTGATTGCGCACGCTCATTCCACGCGCTTTCTTTACCATAGAGAGATGCTAAGCATTTGTATTGCTGGTTGTTATCAAGTCTTAAAGCTGCATATTCTTTTGCTGAAATATATTGTTTTGCCTCAACAGGTGCAACAGCGTAAGCCGGTGTAAACAGAGTTATCCCAATAGCTACTAGCACCCCGCGACCTACCCGCCTCAGCGGGTCGCGGTGAGCCCCTGAAGGGCTCTGCGCCGTTAGCGTACCATCGATGTCAAATCCATTTGTATAAGTGCTGGTCAGAGCGGTGTTTCTTTTCATTGATGGCCCCAACCTGTTCCTTTAAAGGTAATCCCAAAGTTGCCATAAACGCGGCGCATTGACTCACCGCAACACATTGGATCTGCTTCCTCATGGATTGACCTTTCCAACTCCATGCTTATTTCGCATTTGACGCATTTGTATTCATAGACTGGCATGTTAAACATTGTCCTTTCATAAACATCCAAGCTCCGCAGCTTGTACATCTTGTGATTTCTTCTGTCGGTATTACGTTAGCCAATATCGGCATAATGTCCTTGACTTTGACAAATGCCAGGTATTCACCTGCATCCTCTCCTTGACCGTTGCATCTCATAATGACCATTGGCAATTTACCAGCTGCATTTGATTCAGCTTGTTTAATCCAGGCTAAAGGCTGAAAGTCTGACCTGGCCTTTACCTCAATGCTAATCGTCGGGATGTTAAGAATATCCTCACCCTGACGACCAGCACCAGCGGTGTCTGCATAGGTCCACCATTGTTTGAGGTAATCGGCTAAAACCTTTTGGGTTCTATAACCTCGATGTTTGCGATGATTAGCCATGATTCATACCAGCCATGTAACCCATGGTGACCCCACCAATAAACAAGGCCAGTGTTAAATAAAGGATAAGTGTTTCTTTATCCATTGATCGCATGACATTTCTTGCAAGTCCACGTTGCATTGTTGGGCATGTCTGCATTCTGAGCTTTAGCCAAGTGAGCGATGATTACTTCCTCATTGCATAATTGACACGACACGGACATGGACATCAGATTCATCCATTGACCATTGATGTTTACTTCTACAAATCCCATTACACTCTCGCCTTCTGTTTCTCCCATTTGCCTGATGATGCAAGGTTGTACCAACGAGTTGGACAAGCTGCGTGTGGCGCGTTATTCGGGCCAGTACAGAAGAATCCACCCCAGGCGCGTCCGTTCTTTTCGCCTTCCTTCCAGCGCATTTCGCCATGCTCACATTCTTCGTGATTCTGTACCCCAAGAATGTTCTCAACATTGGCAATAGCCTCAGCTGCTGTAACTGCCTGTGGCTGTGTTGGATCATTGTAAATCGGTTGATTTGACCAAGGGTCAGCAGCTAGTGCTTCTTCTTCAGTCTTGAAACTTGGTACTTCTTTGGCTCTTGCAATATCTTTGGCACTCAAGCGTTGAACCTTTGTCATTTCTTCTCTAGAAGGTCTTTTGCCTTTAGCTGCATAACCTCCGTTTGCAAGCGCTCTACCGATTGCAGAAGTCTCGCAGTTTTCCAACGCTGAAGTTGAATTAACACCACGATCAGTAACCTTCTCCTCAGCGTATCCGGTTGAAAACGCCACGCTATCTGCGAAAGTTCGATATAAATATGCTTTAACAATGAATCTATCATTTTGAAATGACTCCAATTCTGTGCTGACTCTGAAATCCGGGAAGTCTTTTATAAACTTTTCTAAACGCGTTTCGACCGTCTCATAATCTGCCAAATTAAACATTAGGTAATTCATCCTGTCCCATTAGATACTCGGTTTGTTCCGGTAATGACCAGACTGTACCGTCTGCCCACGTTTGCACCTCGATAGCACACGCGTTGCAGTAATGTCTGCGAACGCCTTGGCTCTTTGGATGATTTGAAATAACTGTGTAACTGGCACCCTTTTGCCCTAAAGGAGAATTAATGCCAAATCGCACTTTGCAGTAATCGCACCAAACTCCTGGAGCAGCTTTAATAACTGTCAAGGTCAGCCCAGTCAGTTGATGCAATTTGTCCAGCGAGCGCAATGTATGCTGCGCCGTCCTTGTAACTGTCCGAGTGGAGGCTTGTCTCTTGTAAGCGTGCGATTTTGACAAGTGCCATACAGATTGCGACTTCGTGAGGCTGGATGTCGCGTTCAAGGTAGGTGCTCCAGTACTTGGAGATTCGAAGGTGATTGAGAGCTGCCAAGCCGTAATCTTTACCTCTGTCTTGGATGAGGTCTTTGGCATCGTCAAGGATGTCATCAGCGCGCATTTTCACTCGCCTGGAGGATAAACTTATGATCATCTTGTGATTCTTTGTAGCCCATTGCCCAACCGACAATAAACCAAAGGACATTAGCCAATAGTAATAACACGATTATTGGTACTTGTAAATCCATTTATTTTGCTCCCATTTCTAGTAAATCCTCGTTGATGATTTGTGGTTCCATGTGATTGACAATCTCATAAGTCTTGCTATTTGGGTGAATTGATGGTGCAGCAACTACATAGCCTTTCCATTTGATGTCAATACCTTCTTGCAAAGTACCTTTGAACAATGTTTCAACTGGTGCTTTGTAGTAGAAATGAAATCCATCGCCTGTCTTGACTGTAAAGGTCGAAGTTAGTTCCTCAATGATTTCTCCGCCATTGCGAAAATCCACATCAAAGACAACTAAACCTGAAGGTTGGCATGCAATGCCTATGTTCATGTTTGGATCCATTTTGTGCCAAAACTTCAACATCTCCCATTCATTTGAAGCATCAAGGTATGCTCGCTTGATAAGGTCAAAATGTGGGTCTTTTGAGTTTGGCTTTAATGGCAATACTTTCCAGCCATCATAAATATATTCAGCTGCTTTTCCTAAGATTCCACCTTCATCGATGGTTTGTGATAGTTCTTTCATTTTGCTCATTTTTGCTCCCGTGTCAGTTGTTTGGGGTCTGACAAGGATTACGGTCTCATACTTAGCAGACAATTACACGTTAATTTAGATAACGAAACGATAACGATTCTGTCTCGTCAGCTGCATCATCAATCGTTCTTTTGATGTCAAGCGTCAAATCGTCCATTAACCCCAGCGTTTGCCTTGGTAGATAAAAGAGCCATCCTTTGGGTCGATTGGGATGAGTTCAGGCGTAAAACGCTTGCCGTGAAGCGTGCCTACAACAAACCCCATTTGCCAATTAGCGTAACCCTTTGTGTAGCCCATACCCGGACTTGCAAGGTCTACTAGGTTGCCAACCTCAACACCCCACACAATACGCCCGTATCGGCCTCCAGAGGCCTCAGAATGGGCAGATAGGCCAAGTCTGTGAGTATGTCCTGAGACGATTGATTTACCCATGCGCATTGCGCCATTTAACGCAGTTTGTCCAGGCTTGTTTGATAGTGGGAAAGCATCTCCATGGCAGGTATGCCAACCAGGAGCAAAGTCAAAACCATTTGGATGGTACTTAATGCCAGCCTTGTCATATCCCATAAACTTGTCATAACGCAGCTCTGGCAGATTCATAAATGCCGGCAATCTGCGAGATAGTGATTTATAAACTCTTGCTCCATGATTGGAGCCAACGACGTCAGTAACGCCTAGATATTCAAGGATTTCTAAAGTGAGTTTACGATCATCGTCAATGTTGCCTTCAACCTCTTGCCATGGCTGAGCAAATCCGCCAAGCTGAGGTAAATCAATTTCGTCACCAATACAGATAGTTTGGTGAGGCTTATAAGCTCTTAAAAACTTGCCTAGATTCTTGACTGCTGCTTCATGAAAGAACGGAGCTTGAATGTCTGAAATCCAAGCAATTCGTTTTACTGTCATTAGTCCTCATCGTCATCCTGATAGTCCCCAAACTTTTCAGGGTCGATTGGGTCAGGCAAAATCCAAGCAGGATAAGATTGAGGTTCAGTAATCATAAACATAGCAACATCTTCTTTAAAGCCTGCTCGTTTAAGACTGGAAAAATACTCATAAAGTCCGATGCAGTAAGCATCAAGTTTTGAGTAACCTTGTTCTTCTAGTGCTTTAGTTGGTTTTCTTGCCATGTGGATAAGTGTCTCCTACTTCTTGAGAAGTTCCATCATCTGCTCTTGGCGTGTCTCTATTCTTGCCAATCTGTCAGCGAGAGATGATCCACCATTCGGCGTAAGAGTCCAGAGCCAACCGCGAACCAAATAACGCAAACCGCCAACAACAATAGCAAGCGTCGAGAAAATAGCGAGAATAAGTCCCGCCCAATCATTTGCGGTCACCGGAGCCCAAAGGATTCATCTTTAGGATTCAACCAACGTAGAACCGGTGGGATTGTTGCCAACGCACCAGCATAAGCAATGTTCTTTGGGTTAGTTTCGCCCGCAGCGACAAGTGCAAGAGCAGCTGTTAGAAATGCTCGTGCCCAACTTGCTAGCATCTTCTTTAGGTCTTGTGTCATCTGTTCCTCCTAGTAACGGGATGTTAAAAAACTTCGAATCCGTATCGCCAGCCTTTGTAAAGCTGATGTGGATGTGCTTTGTGTGCGGATTGACTCCGCTGTACTTTTTCCAGCGCCAGAGGCTTCGAGAGCTTGCAATCTTGTGATTAAAGATGACATAAGCAATTCGTTTATCTGACTTGGCTGCAATTCGAATCTGGTCGGCAATGTAAGCAGCTGTGGAGGCTTGTTTGTCGAAATCAGCATCGAGGTCGATAGCGCGGACAATCCCTGAATCAGGGTCAGGGTTATGATCGCTCTTGCGGGTTGAATGCTTGGCGTCCCCAATTGTCCCGTCCGAGTCACGCTTTCGATCTGGATAAGCATCGTCTGCCTGTTCTCTTAATTGGATAACTGATTTTGATAAACGAGGTTTCATTAAAACCCAAGAGCCTTTAAATCTTCAACAGTTAAACCAAGTGCAGCAAGTTTTGCTTTTGCTGCTTCTTTGGCTGCAATTTCTGCTTTGTCGGCTTCCACTTTAGCATCCTTTGCCAATTCGACATCAGCCCATTGAGCAATGGTTGCTTCATATTCTGCAGCATCCATCTCTGTGTAGCCTGTTTCATCGCTGCCAACTTTAAGTGTTGGAAACTCTTTTTTAAGTGCAACAATCTTTTCATTTTTTGTCATTAGTTTTCCAATCCATAAACGGTGACTGTGCCTGTTAATGTGCCTGAGGCAACGGAAAGAATAAAGCCAGTATTTACCGCTGCGGTGTTGTTTTCGTAACTTTCAAATATCGGCCCTAACGATACTTGTTCAGTACCAACACCGTAGATTTGACCTTGTAAAGACGAGGCACCACCAACGCCACGAACATTGAGTGTCAAGCCTGTTAGTCCCGTAGAGTTTTGCAAGTTAATGATTTGGCAACTTGAGCCATTATTTGTACCTGTAGTAGTAAGTGAACCATTATACGGAACAACATTGTATGAGCCGTAATATCCTGATGATCTAGTTGTTCCTGAAATTCTAAATTGCCATAATAGCGGTGTATTACTGCCTGAAGCGTACATTGCGTCAAAAACAACAATATATTTTTTATATGTGCTTGTGAATACGCCATCAAATGTAGTGCCTGAGTTGGCTACTGCGCTTAATGTAGATGTTTGGATTTTTGTTAATGCTCCGCTTGCAGGTGTGGCCCAAGTAGGCACACCACCTGAAACAGTGAGAACTTGACCAGTAGTACCAATTGCTCTGCGGGCTGGTGTTGATCCACTAGAAGAATAAATCGTGTCGCCAGTAGTAGTCATTGGATTAGTCATACCAGCTGCATCTGCTGACCAAACAAAGTCTAAATCTGTATTAGATGCTTTAGCCAATACTTGTCCGGTTGTGCCACCCTTCAAATCGACAAAGGACGTATCAACTCCACCTAGAGCAGTACGAATTGCAGCTGCGCCGTCCTTTACGAGGTCGGTATCGTCAGGGGTTTCCCACCCGAAGTTAGTTGTTGTTGCCATGTTTCTCCTTTATCAGGCTACTATTGTAGCGTCAATCCATTCTAGGGTCGGGCTTAAAGTGTTCCATGTCTCTAGGGCTGAGACTCCGTTCCAACGTGTGGACTGGAGGCTATATGCCGTTGGTGAGACAGTTAAAGTCAAATAAAGCGCATTGTAGCCGGCAGTAAAAGTCCAACCTTCAACGAAACCTTGAAATACTCCGTTTGAGATATTGGAAGGCAAATCTGTGATATTCAAAGGCAAACCCATAAAAACGTTCAATAAAGCATCACGATCACTATTATCAATTTCAGAGCTAGATAATGGGAAAGTTATTGACTTAAATTGAGCCTGTGGAAAGGCACGCAAAGCAAGATAAAAGTTGGCTTGTGATGTGGCATCAGCGCCATTTTCCAAACTGGTTGTAATCTCATAAGCCTGTTGGCCGTAAAGACTAATAGATTCAGCATTTGATGCACTCACTTTAGCATTTGCCTTGTAAGTAATTGTGACGTTATTGCGAACATCTCCAGAGCGTTTTGTGGTTCTAACTCCTCTAGACAAGGCATGATTGCCAGTCAAATCAACATAACCATTAGTAGCAAGATAAGAGCTGCGATGAGTCGAATCAGCATAACCAATACGTCCTTGGGCATCCTCATAAAGGTATCCGAGCCCTGAGGTAGCCAAAGCAGACACAAGACTATAAACGTCAGTTGTACTAGATGATCTGGCAGTTAATTCATAATCACCTGGTTGGTCGATTTCTCCTAATCCAGAGTTTTCAGCATTAGCCCAAGTTGTTGTTGCTTGGTAAGTATTCCATTGGGTTGCTGCCGGTACTTCATTCCAAGTGTTAAATAACAAATCACTTAGAATTGTGTAAATCTGATTGCCGTCATAATCCTTGCTCAAAACACCGCTTGTAAGGCTCTTAGGCAGCTTAGACAAGGCACCTAAGGCAATTACCTTGATTCGCTCTGAAATAGCCGTAGATGACGCCTGAGTGACTTCTACGTCGATGTCTGTAACATAGCCACCAAAAAGGTTTACAAAAGTGCCGGTTGAATCTTTGACCTTGATAACAATCTCGTCATTGATGTCCATGACTATAGGCGACAAATCAAGATTGATTATCTCAACATTGCAATAACCTGCGTAAGGTTGAGAGTAAATGTCTGTGCGACCTGAAGTAATGGTCAGGTTCGAAAGAGTGAGGTTTGTGTAATCACCACCGCCATTAATGGTTAATTGCCACTCAGGAGTCCATTGGCTCATACTGCTTGGAACGCTCCTACGCCACCAGTACCACGAGCTGCTGAGTCGTTGATAATCTCAACAATCTGACGCGCAACCCCTTCCTTATCCAAGGCTCCAGTTACATTGATGTTATAAGTCGGGCCGGATGCAGCCATTATTCCAGCCAAATTATTTGTATTAACTCCAGAAGTTCCAAAAGGAAATGCTGAAGCAGCTACTGCCGTTGATGCAGCTTGGGCTACTGAACTTGTACCAGATGTTGTGCCAGATGCTCCCCCACCGGTTGGACTTGAAATAGTAGGTGCTGTATAGGTTGGGGTACTTACCTTTGGTGCTGAAACCGTTGGAGTTGTAAATGAAGGCTTAGAAATTGTTGGGATATTAGGCAAGATTGGAATTGCGTTGTAAGCCTTGATTAAGGCATTGATGCCATCGATGGCTCCAGAGACCAGGCTACGGATTACGTTAATGACTCCGCCAACAATATCGACTACTCCAGCAGCAATCTTGGCAACGAATGAAATTGCTCCTCCAAGAGCAACAGTAAATACTGGCACAATGTAATCAACAATAAATGAACCAAGTGCTTGGAAAGATTCCTTATTGCGGTCGATGGCCTGCTTGATTGGGTCAAAGAGTTTTGCAAACTTTTCAAAGCCTGGTACGACTTTATTAATGATAATATCAATAAGTGACTGGATAATAGGAAGCAACTTATAGCCGATTGTTTCAACGCTTTCGTCAAAGGCTACTTTTAGACGATCTAATCGACCTTGGAAAGTTTCAGCATTTTTAGCAGCTGCTCCACCAAATAAATCACTTAACTTAGATTGAACATCAGTAAAGGACATAGCCTTTAATTCGGCGCTAGATAGTCCAACACCTAATTTGCCAAGAGCTGCCGTATTTCCGTCATAAGCCTTACCCAAAGCATTTGCTACGCCTTCAAGTGGCTTGCCTGTTTGAGTTGAAATATCAAGAGCCAGAGCCAGTAATTCTTGAGCCTTGCTAGTTGAGTTGGTACTTAACGCCAGCCGAGCCAGAGCGGGACGAAGCGAATCATCAGCCACACCTGAAGCGCGAGCCATTTTGTCAATGGAATCTTCAGTAGCAGCAATCTGTGCTTTAGTAGCGCCTGTTGCGTTTTCTAGTGCTGAGGCTAATTTAACTTGGCTTTGTTCATCGGCTAGTGCAGCCTTAACTCCATCAACACCAATCTTAACTGCATAGGCTCCTGCAGCTGCAGCTGCTGCTAAAAACGCGGCACCGGCTACCTTGCCAAACTTTTCTAACTTACCAGCAGAATCCTCAACGTCACCGTTAGCTGCTTTTAATTTCTTATTAAGATCATCGACGTCAGCAAGAATCGAGAGTTTGAGTGTTCTACTACCAGCCATTAATCCCACTCCTTTAAAATTCTGCTAAATGCTTCTTCCCATTGTGCAATCAATTGTGGCTGAATTGCGCGTAAGGTTGGATAAATAAAATAACCTTCATTGCCTCGCTTGCCGTATCTTGGAGATCGTGCAGGAAATTGTTTATTTTTTTTAGAACCAAACTCAGCACCGGCAAGAAGTCCATTACCGCCTTTGGTTCCTACGTTCCATTGAGTCGTTGCCCCGCCACTAAATTTCTGTGAAGCAAAACCAAATGATAACTCACCAATTTTAGATGACTTTGAAATCCTTACACCATCTGCAATACGTTTAGCGACTAGTGCATTAGGCGCTGAACCAGCTGCTGCGCGAATCCTATCCCCAGCAAATTGAGCAAGGTTTCCAGATTCCTTTTTGGCTTGATCTATTGCTTCATCGGACATTCCTTTGAAAGCCTTAGTAATCGCTCGCAAATCTTTTTTATCATACGCAATAAAGTTTCTTTCACCTTGGAGGTCATTAGCCATTTGATCTCTCCTTCAGTATCTCAATTGCGGTTAAAATGTCGTCTGCGTCCTCCCAGTATTGCATCGGTATTCCCGTCTCTATTGCTAGATTGACGAGAATCCGCCTTATGCTTCCTGGTTGGTGGCTTTTGGGCTATCATCTCCGACCGTTACGTCAGCAACGGTTTCAGACCATATGTCGTAAGACTTAATAGGCTTTCCAGCGTTCTCTCGCTTGTAAGCGTTATAAGCCAGAAACATGAGATCCCAAATGCCAATCTTGTCATTAGCTTGAGAAATCGTGTTACCAGTTGCCTTCTCCCACTTTGCCCACTCAGGAGGCTGAGCCGTATAAGTTGCTTCGTCGCCTGAGTTATATGTAATTGTTATTGGTAGTTTCATCTAGTGCTCCCGTTTGTTAGATTTTAACTGAATGTGTCTGCTGGTGTTCCAACTACTGTTAGCGCCCAAGTATCAGTCTGTGCTCCTGGAGCACCGCCACCAACTGTTGGGAATACTGGCAAGACGTTGCAAGCAAAGACTGCGCCAGTTACTGCTGTTAATGAAACTGCAAGTGTGGTGTTTGGATTTGCATCAGCTGCGCTCCACATTGCTTCAAATAGTGATGATGTTGCACCCCAGTCGGCAAGTAACTCTACGTTAAGAGTCCATTGATCGTCTACATGTTTGTAGGCCTTGCCATCAAGTGTCTGAAATACATCAATCGTTGGTGAGTTTACGAGTGTAACGCTAGTTGTCTGAGCATCGTAATTTACTGTTGCGATTGTCAGAACCAGGTCGCGACCCGTGATAACTGTTGTTGCCATTGGGTTTCTCCTTATGCCGTCTGCGTATACCAGGTGGATACGCGTATGTCCGCGACTAGCAAGTTACTAGCGCCTACTTGTGTAACTGTTGGTCGGTCTACTACTTGGACATCGTATCCAACTGGTATAACCGCCACAACGCTTGTTATTAGTTGTTCTATGTTATCAAGACTTGCAGGGTTGCTGTTATAGGCAACGCAGCAAGTAATTGTGTAATTCAACTTGCATCGAAAGGTGCTCTTGCCGATTGTCTCAAACTCCATGTACGGAGAATCCGGTACGACGACAACAGCAGGAGCCGGGATTTGCTCAGGGACGTAACTAAATACGTTTGCTGCAACTCCAGATAGTGCTGTAGCAAGAGGAGTACGAACTGCTGAAAGAATGGTGCTCGGCATTACTGAGCCATCGTCTCAACATCGATGTATGGCCCTAGGAGGCCCACCACACGATTAAACAAGCTGCGACCCATGCGATAAGGAGATGGAGCAAAGTCCACGCCTTCAATTTGTCCGCCTGGAGCAGTACGAGATTGGAAAACTTCAACTGAAACTACAATGATTGCTGATTCGACCGCTGCAACTCCAACATACGTTGAAGCGCCTGTAAGTGTTGCGGATCCACTAGGAATGACATTTCGTTCAAGGACATCGGCATTAGTGATGTTTGCTGTAAATGTGTACGCATCGACATCAGCATTGACTGTTCGAGTGCCGTTAAATGGTGTTCCGCATCCAGCGATGACAACTGATTGGCCTTCTGTGAACTCATGGATGCCTACTGTCTCAAAGGTTGCGACATTATCAGTCAGCGAAACCTTAGCGATTGGTGCTGCAAAAGTTGTTAATAGAGGCAAGATAACTGCCTCGGATGTATCAATGATGTCGTCTAAATATGCATCATTATAAAGAGCAGACGAAACACCAAGCACCGTTCTCAACTGTGCAGCTGTGATAATACTTGGCATTTCGTCCTCTCTAAACTACTGCCGGGGAGATCGGGAGCAACCCCCCCGGCATGATTAATTAAACTGCTTGGTTAAGAGTAAATGCTCCGCCAGCAGTAAGAGTTACAGCTGAGCCGTAACCATAGTAACCAACTTCAACCTGACCTGTACCAACGATGTTAGTACGAAGTTGTAGTGGGCCGGCACCTTCGTACCATGTGAATGCTTCACGGTTTAGCATGATGATTGAATCATCGCCTGTACCTGAGATGTATGGATCTACAAATACTGGTAGGCCCATTACTGAACCAACAGCATTGCCTGGCTCTACTACGCCAAGACCATTCTGTGAGTTACCAGCAACATTAAATAGTGGACGCTTTGAAGAATCTGTCAAAGCAATTAAAGCAGCCCATTGATCTGGAGTTAAAATGATTCCAGTTGGGAAGCGCTTTGTTGCGTTGTAGATTGATGCAGCACCGCGTGAGATGTAACCAGCAAACTCATCTCCATCGAATGGAAGTGTGATTACTGTTGAGTCAAGTGTTCCAGCCTGTAGAGCTGTAGCCATTGCTACGTCTGTTGCCTTAGCATAAGCATTGGCCATGAGACGTACAAGCTCATCGAAGAACGCAGGTGATGTGCGATCTAGAACTTCGACATCGAACTTTTGCATTCCTGCATACTTGGCGACTGAGCAAGAAACATATTCGATTTCAGTCTGAGTATCTGAAAAAGCACCCTTTTCAGCTGCAGCAGCAACTGTTGGTGCAGTCTTTACGCGAGGGATTTCGAAAGTCATTCCAGCAGCTGGAAGTACAGCATTGCGAACAGCAGAAATTGCTGGACGAATGTTTGTTGTCTTTGGATCCCAAATTGTTGTGAGCTGTGGTGTTGGTACAAGACCAGCAACCTCAGTTGTTGTTGTATCTGATGCAGCAGCAACATACAACTTAGATGTCTCGTCGCCCATTGCTGCGCGAACTGAGTGCTCTAGGTATGAACCTGCTGAAACGATAGGTGTACGAACGCGCTGTGAGTTAAGCGGATGTGATGTCGCCTTAACTTCAGCCTTAGCAGCTTCAACCGTCTCGGTTGATACTGCCTCTGAAACGGTTTCTGACACTAGGTCGTCTCCTTCTGTCTTAGGTTCCTCAATTTGAGGTTCCGGGGTTGATTCGGTTGCAGCTGTGCCAGGGTTCTCGGCTGCTGCTACCTTTTCCACTTCTGCACCTGGGATTGCTCCATCAGTTACAAGTGAAACTTCAATTAAGTTAGATGCAGAGATAGCCATAACGCCATCCTTGTTTTCCCACGCATCTACTTCTACACCAACGCTGAAATCTGAACGAAGTCCAGTTGCAGCCTCCTCAAGGGCATCATTACCAGCGTTTGTCTTAGCGATACGAAATGAAGCTGTGATGCCTGTATCGTCCTGAGACCACTCGACTAACTTGCCTAGAGGTTTGGTTTTGTTATGTTCTAAAACTAATTTGGTGTTCTTGCCAAAATTAATTGAATTAGGCAAAAACTTTGTGCGACCTGCTGATGTATTACCTTCAGCATCCCATTGCACAATACGACCTGCAATGATGCGTGATTCAGCATCTGATGCAGTAATTGATACCGGCATTGTTATTTTCATGTGTCGATTAGATCCTCTTCTTCGCGAATCTCTTGAACGCTCATTGCGCCAATACGATTCAGGATTTCATAAACCTGAGCGCGCTCCAAAGGATTACCGCGCAGGTATTCGTCTAGCGAGTAACGGATTTCATTGCCTTGACCGACAAAATCCGGCATTGACAACCTTTGTTCAATTGCCAAAAGTAAATTGCGACCACCAAAGTCGATAAGTGAACGACGTTCCGCAGTAGCGTTGGAGTAAGTCATTGAAGTTGTTTCAGCGCTTGCAAAGTACGCAGGCAAGCCAATAGCGCGGCATAATTCAAGCGCTACATATTGACGAGCTTCGTTTAGTTGCAGTTTGTTTGGATCAATTCCCATAGCCTGCAATTCCACATCGGCATTAAGAAATGCTGTGCTCCGAGTGCTGCGGGCTACGCGCCAGGCTTCAAGCAGTTTGCCAATACGCTCGCTAGTAAGGTTTGTTCCGTTTGACTTTAGAACCATCATTGGTACTGGCTCTTTAGCAAATGCTTCTGACGCATTTTCGAGGGCAACAGCTGCGCGAATTGTTCGACCTGCGCGAGATAAGAATCCTTCATCCAAACCATTAAACACAACAAGAGAATTAACACCCATTGAAGGAGTATCTAGCCCATCGATTGTGTAACCGATAATCTCTGTTTGATTTGCGTTTGTTTTGTATGTTACGCGCTCTGGTGCAACGCGTGTCCATTCTTGAATACGTCCATCTGCATACATAGACATAACTTGTCCATAAGCCACGCCGTGAAATAATAAATCTTCAGCAATGAAAGCATAAATAGCAGAACCGGGAACGCGTGAATCAGGTTGATTAATTACGCGATTGGGTTCGACGTGTCCGCCGGTACTTTTGATGTATTGCTCTAGTGGCAATGTGGCAAGGCTGCATAAAATGTTACGCGCTCTTGCGATCGTTGGAATTGCCATCGCTTGTTGGCGTGTAGCACTTGACAACGGATAAAAGTAGTTGTTGTAACTTGAGTTGAAAGGTGCTGGAGTCGCAGCTGCGTCTACCGTAAGACTTACCGGTTCAGGAGCCTTCGCGAACAAATCTCTGATAGCCATTAGCACAAAATTATAGCATAATCAACCCAACACGATGTCTACTTCTGAATCAGGACGTGTCGCAAAGTGAGAAACCATTGCCATGCCGACGGTTGCGCAAATTGTGGCAGCTGAGGCTTTTCGTCCTAAATACCAGCCTCCATCTTTGAAAGGCAATTTAACAGCAGATAGAACTTGTTTGTTTAATTCTGCTTGATCTGTATGAACTAAGCGCTGGGAGGTAATAGCCGACAACATTTCATCGCAAGCCTGCCCATAGATTGCGCCATCAATGGCAGTTGTTGGAATACCTGCCGGAATTAATCGAGAAGCAACTGCGCCAGCCGTTTGACGACTATAAGCGACCGTCTCCACGCTGTAACGCTTCGTCCAGACAGCGATACTGTTCGCAAGGTCTTTATCGTCAATCGAAACTGGATTCGAATACGTCTCCAGTAATACAACGCAGAACTTGTCCCCAACAAGTCGTTGCGCTGCAACTAACGCAGCTGCTTTTCGATCTGGTGATAGATCAATAGCCATCCAAGTTGGTTGCTCCCGATCCAAAGCGAGCGTACCCTCAGACGCGCACTCTGTCCAACTTGACGGATTGATGGCTGGGTTAATCTGGCTCACCCATTGACACAGCATTTCTGTACGGATGATGGATTCATCGTCAGACATTGCTGCTTTGAGATTATCGATGTGAATTGTATGTCCAAGACTTGGGTTGGCTTGTTGCCAGCCTTTAATATCATCAATTGCACAACCTGGTTCTGCCGACCACTCAAACCAGCCAATTGGATCATCAGAACCGGCTGCAGCTGCAAGCCCGCGTTCTCTCATGCGATTAAGAATTACAGAATGTTGGTCTCCCGCATTTGAATACATAATTGCCATGGGATTTTTGGAACTCATCTGAGTAAAACGAAGCGATGCCCAGACTTCATCATCTTTGTATTCGCGCACCTCATCGAGATGAATTACGTCCGGCGCTGCAATTCCGCGAGATGCCGAGTTGTTGGCTCTTACCAGGTATCGAGTGCCGTCATTGAGTTTAATCTCTTGGCTTCCTTTGGTTTCGTACTTTTTGACAAACCGAGTCACAAGTTGTTCATTGGCTTGGATAATTTCATCAATCTTCCAAAAGATTTCAGATGAGGTTGTCAGTTTGTGAGCTGTGTGGATCTGTAAACGCTCACCCCAAAGGAACATCCCAGCCAAGATTCGAAGCATCATAAATGTACTTTTGCCATTTTGTCTCGACAGAATCACCCCCAGTTCAGAGTGATACCAGCGCCCATCAGGCTTGACTCGGTGCATCTCAATAGCCAGTAGTTTCTGCCAAGGAAGCAGTTTGAAGTGTTCTCCGCTTGCTGGATCAATTAAAGTCTCGACAAAATCAATCATTTCTTGCCCGCGGGAAGGTAAATCGACCGGTTTTGACCTAATACGCGGTTCTGTCGCCCCTAGGTAAGCCGTAGGAGGCTGTTCTAAGCCGTTTTGAGGGTTTGTAGTCATAGTTAGTCGGATGCTTCCTGATAGTGGCTTATCGAGCCGTTTTTGGGGGTTAATGCTCCAAGGGGGGTCATGGGTGGCTTAGGACTATCAAAAAGCCTACCCCCTTTGCTGTAATTACATCTTCTGCATAATACTTGCAGATTAGCATCCTCATCACTACCACCAAGCTTGCGTGGGATGATGTGATCCACAGTATCACCTTCAAGTCCACACCTTTGGCATGTCCTTTGATCGCGCCTTAGTATGCGCTCTCTTATCTTACGCCATTGACTAGATGATCCATTGGATAGTGCACTCTTCTTCAATGCCAGCCCTTATCCTTAAAGTGTTGCCATGCTATACATGGCTCACCATATCTATGACCTATGTAGTCTAGTCCCCATTGTATCTGTTCATAGCCATTAAGTGTGGATAAGTAGATGCTTCTACCTTGTGGTATCCCATAGTGTGATCCATTAACAGCTGCTGGATTCCATGCTGATTCTTTACCATAAAGAGCTGTTAAGCATTTATATTCTTTATAGTTATAGTCTAATGAGATAAGAGCATATTCTTTATAAGATACATATTGCACTGGTTTAGAGCCACCTGCATCGGGCATTATGCATAGAGCTATCCCAATAGCTACTAGCACCCCGCGAGCTACTGCCCTACCGGGCTCGCGGTGAGCCCTTGATGGGCTCTGCGCCGTTAGCGTACCATCGATGTCAAATCCATTTGTAAAAGTCCTGCTCAGCACGGCGTGTCGCTTCATTGAGACCTCCTAATTGTTACCTGTGGATAACTTCTGTGGATAACTATTACACTCTTGTGAGTTTAATTCCACACACTACACAATGCGGAATTCCATGAGTTTCAACATCCTTTTGTGAGATTGTAAATATTTCATCACTTCCCGGACAATGCCAATTCTCATATCCATGATCGTAATCAAGCATCTTTGCCCCATCCTGTTCCCTTAAATATCGCTGGACTAGCTGCGATTAACTTAGTCATTGGCTTATTGCAGTACATGCATGGCACTACTGGTCGATGGTCGAATCCATGATTGACTTCTTGACATAGATTGCAGGTTGCACATCTGTAGTCGTAGGCTGGCATGTTAAGCATCTCCTGATCATGTATGACCCACATCCAGAGCACCGGTCTATGTCTGCCTCTGTGGGTTCTTTGTCTAAGTGACCGTATTTAAGTAAGAGTAGTGGCAATAGATCCTCAAGACGAATAATCGCGGCATACTCACGCGCATCTTCTCCCTGTCCGTTGAGTCTAATAACTCCGAAGCCTAATTCCCCCGAAATGGCTGTCCGAGCTTTTAATTGTTTGATGTACGCCAATGGTTGAAAGCCTGCCCTGGCTTTGACTTCAACATCGAACGGCACATTGACAATATCTTTGCCACTACCCCTTCCCACACATGCACCATGCCACCAAGTCGATAGGTACTCGGCTACTACGCGCTCTGTGCGGAAACCTCTGTGTTTCCTTGCTTGACTAGCCAATGAATTGCCTCCATTGTGGACATTCAGCGCAGCTAGTTCCTTTTAGACTATTGCACCTGGCACAACTAGCCACCAGATTGGATGGAAGATCAGAGCCTCCCAAATGTCTTGGAATGACATGATCCACTTGATTTGCTGGCTCACCGCAATAAGCACACATATGCTTATCTCTAGTCAATACCCATATTCTTGAATATCTGAGACTTCTTGGCCATTTAGATGTTGAGCCTTTAACTGGCTTTGTCTCTTTCCAAAACTTGACACCTAATTTGGAACGCCTTTGATATACAGCATGTGGAGTAATACCCAGAGTTTCAGCAAGTTCTTTAGCAGTCAAATGCCTTTGAGAGATTAACTCATCAGCTTCTTTATTCCAGATCATCCATTGACTGCTTTACACTTTGAGCATTGCCATGTAACTATGCCATTGACTGAATCAGATGAGATGTCCTCTAAGTCTCTGATCTGTACTGGCTCATTACACAGCTGACATGGTACGAATGCAGACAATAGATCGACCCATTCACCATTGATCTTAATACCGATGTTACCCATGATTACCCTCTCGGTTTCTGTGGTGTCCATTTACCATCACTACCTAGCACATACCACTTGGCTGGACAACGATGAGCTGATGAGACGGCTGAGTTGCACATATAGCCACCCCATGCCTTCCCATTCTTCTCGCCTTCCTTCCAGATCATATGTCCATGCTCGCATGTCGGTGCTTCAGCAGCTTCTCCTGTGCCCATGATTGATGCAACAGTCTCTAGTGCTTTATCCAGCGTTACCGGAGCATCCACCACGCCTCTGTACTCATTGACAGGTGTAGTCCAGTAATCCTGATCATCTGGCTTTACTTCTGCTACTGATGGCTTGGGTGGCTTTTGTGCCACCACTTTTGACATTTCTTCTCGGCTTGGGCGTTTTCCTTTAGATGCATAACCTGCATTTGCAAGTGCTCTGCCGATCGCAGAAGTCTCGCAATTCTCCAACGCTGAAGTCGCATTAACCCCTCGATCTGATACTTTTTCTTCCGCGAGTCCAGTGACCCACGCAACACTCGAGTCATAAGTTTTGTAAAGATAAGCTTTAACAACATATCGATCCTTCTCGACAACTTCAAGCTCTGTTGATATGCGAAAATCTGGATAATCCTTAATAAACTTTTCAAGACGAACCTCCACGGTTTCATAGTCGGCTAGATTAAACATA